CTAAGCATGGTATGGCAGTAATGTTAGAAAACCAAGCAAAACAATTATTAGACGAAGCTACAAGAACAGGTACATCTGCAGGTTCTGAAGAGTGGGCTGGTGTGGCATTACCATTGGTAAGAAGAGTATTCGGAAGCATCGCTTCTAAAGAATTCGTTTCTGTACAACCAATGAACTTGCCTTCAGGTCTTATCTTCTACATGGACTTTAAATATGGTTCAAACCCAGCAGGTAATCCAAACTTTACTGGTTCTTCATTGTTCGGTAATAGTGGAACTTTTGGTAAAGATTCTTTAGATGCAAACACAAACAAATTAGGTTCAACTCAAGCAGCTGAAGGTGGTTTGTATGGTGCAGGTAGATTCGGATACACTATCAATAATCAAACATCTGCTGTAGTTGCAACTATTGCTTCTGCATCTTTATCAGACCTTTCTTATGATTTATCTGATTCTACTGTTTCTGCATCTTATGCAGCTGACAAATTAAGAAAATTAACGGTAGCATTACCTGCAGGTGCAGATTGGAATGGTGTAAGAGCATTTGAATTAATTCATTCTGGTTCTGGATATGTAACAATTCCTGAATTGACGGTTAAAAATGGTTCAAACGTATCATTTGTTGCATCGTATACTTCGGCTAACCCATTAGCAGGTTTTGCAACAGTTGGTACAACTTTGTATTACCACGCTCAACCTACAGCAGCTTTAAGAGGTGACTTCGAAGATAGAGGTAATGATTTAGCTATCCCAGAAATCGAATTAGAATTGAAATCTGAGCCTATCGTTGCTAAGACAAGAAAATTAAAAGCTATTTGGACTCCAGAATTAGCTCAAGACTTAAACGCTTACCATAGTGTAGACGCTGAAGCTGAGTTAACTCAAATGTTGTCTGAGTACATCTCTTTAGAAATCGACTTAGAAATCTTAGAAATGTTACAACAAAACGCTTTCACAACTGACTACTGGTCTTCTAAAGTAGGATATGACTGGAATGGTGCTGGATTCTCTATTGATTCTTCAGCAGCAGCAGCATCTGCTTACACTAAGAGTACTTGGTATCAAACTTTAGGTATCAAATTACAAAAGGTATCTAACAAAATCCATCAGTTAACAATGAGAGGTGGTGCTAACTTCGTAGTAGTATCTCCAAACGTTGCAACTATATTGGAATCAATGAATGGTTTCTCTGCTAACCCAGGTAAAGACGCTTTATCTTTCGCAGCAGGTGTTTCTAACATCGGTTCTATCTCTAACAGATATGACGTTTACAAAAACCCATACATGACTGAGAACGTATTATTAATGGGCTTCAAAGGTTCTAACTTCTTCGAAACAGGAGCAGTTTACGCACCATATGTACCATTGATTATGACTCCATTAGTTTATGACCCAACTAACTTCACTCCAAGAAGAGGTGTTATGACTAGATATGCTAAGAAAATCGTTAGACCTGAGTTCTACGGTAAGATTATCATTGATGGTTTAGACCAACTTTAATCTTTGAGTAGATTTTAGTAGTTAAAACTAAAAAAATAAAAAAAAGGGGAGAGTAGAAATACTTTCCCCTTTTTGTTTTATATTTATATAAGAACAATTAAAATAAATTAAAATGGCATATCCGGAAAAACGTTATCACATTCAAAGAACATCGGAAGATTTACCACAATATACAGTAGAAACCACCGACCAAATATTGGCTAGACAAGAAGATGGTATGATTGGTTATATATCAGTAGATGATTTAAAAACAACATTAGATGGTGCAGGCTTAGCATTAGATACCGATTTAACTGATGGTTCTATTAATGCAGTATTTAACACAGTTAGAGCTGATGTTAATGGAACAGGTATTAACTTTCAAGTTGGTGATGATGTATTCATTGGTGATATTAATGTACCAAATGTAATGCAAGTAAGAGGTGTACAAGATGCAACAGTTGGATATATTCAATTCGGTAGTGGTTCTAATATGCCAAAAGTTGGTGGTAATGGTGCAAATCGTTTAAACCTTTCAAATATACCAACATATGCTAATAAAGCAGCCGCAATCGCCGGTGGGTTGATAGCTGGTGATGTTTATAGAACTGGTGATAATTTATGTATAGTTTTCTAATATAGAATAAAATTCATTTATTAAAAGGGATAGTAGAAATACTTTCCCTTTTTTTATTTATATAATTCATATTTATAGTAGTAAAACTATAAATTTTAAGTAATGTCTGTAAACACATATTGGACGGGTTCATCTGCATCGGAATTTTCATCATCAGTAGTATTGTCAACCGCAACTCCATTTGGATTGTATGATAGTGATACTGATTTTAGATTGGATGCTCCTAAAACTTCGGTTTGGGTAGCTAGAAGGTTGGGTTATCCTATTGTAAATATTGAATTAGATAATCAACAAATTTGGGCGTGTTTTGAAGAATCAGTTTCGGAATATTCTGCACAAGTAAATCAATTTAATATTAGAAATAATATTGATATTCTAAGAGGACAACCTAAAGGTAAAGTTGAAAACTATTCACAAACATTGGTAGATGGTTCATTTTTACCAACCGCAGTTCGTATGTCTCAACAATATGGTACATTGGCAGGAGTGGGTGGTAATACTGCAGTTAAAAAGGCATATGTTAATTTGACTTCATCTGTTCAAATATATGATTTAATAAATAATGCATATGATGCAACAACTGGAAATAGTATTTCATCATCATTATCAGGTTCATCATCGACAATAGATGTATTCAAAGTATATCATGAAGCAGTTCCTGCAATTACAAGATTCTTTGACCCATATTCGGTTGGAGCACAAGGAACATTAAATTTAATGAGTGAGTTAGGATTTGGTAATTTCTCACCTGCTGCACAATTCTTAATGATGCCAATATATGAGGATGTATTGAGAATGCAACAAATTGAATTTAATGACCATATTAGAAAATCGACATTTAGTTTTAATATAGTAGATAATAAATTAGAAATATTTCCAGTCCCAACAGGTATTGGAAAAACCAAAGTTTATTTTGAATATATTAGTAGAGATGAATTTGAACATGATTCACAAACTATTCAAGCTGATTCACTTTCCGACTATTCCGACATTCCATATGATTTTATTCAATATAGAAACATAAATGATGTGGGTAAACAATGGATTAGAAAATATACATTGGCACTTGCAAAAGAATTATTAGGAGCAATTAGAGAAAAGTATAGTTCAGTTCCAATTCCAGATGGTGAATTACAATTAGATGGTGCAGCATTGAGAGCTGAAGCTCAAGTTGAAAAAGATATGTTACTTGAACAACTTAGAGGAAATTTAGAAGAAATGAGTAGAAAGAATGTGATGGAAAATAAAGCACATGAATCTACACACCACCAAGAAATGTTAAGAAAAGTTCCTTTAAAATTATATGTAGGATAATATGCCAAAATTTGCAGTAGGTAGAGATATCGAATTATTTAAGAGTTTTGCCAGAGAAGTGGTAGACGATGTTGTAGAAAACATTGCAGTTTTGTTTAAAGTAAATTTAAATGAAACTAAAATAAACCTATATGGTGAAGCTACAAATAAGACATGGTATCCAGGAGTAGAATTGAATGTTTTAATAAATAAATCTGGCCAAACTGCAGGATATGAAGGATTTGGTGCAGATACATCACAAAATGTAGAATTTAGATTTGATAGATGGATGTTAGAGGAAAAAAATACATACCCAGAAATAGGTGATATCATTTTCTTTGACCAATCTTATTATGAAATTGATAATACAACTGAAGTACAATTTGTAGGTGGATTACCATCTAATAATTTTAGTGTTGTATGTTCTACATTTATGGTAAGAAAATCGGCCTTAAACATAGAAGAAAGAATAAAATAATATGTCTACAAACCCACTTAGAGAAAATCTAAATAGAGCAGAGCAAGTTAAAGTTACAAAACAAGACTTGAAACAGAGTGTATCTCTTTTTGATATAGATTATGCAATGATGTCTTATTTGGAAGATACTGCATTACCAACTTTAGACGATAATGGTAAGGCATTAAAAATTCCAGTTATATATGGTAATTCGGAAAGATGGAAGGGTGCACAAAGAGATGGTATTTTCAGAGATAACAAAGGTAGAATACAATTACCATTGATGATGATTCGTAGAAACTCAATTACAAAAGACGAATCTATGCCTATGTTAAATAGACATGTATCATATCCAACGGTAACAAAGTATTCAAAAGATAATAGATACGACAGGTTTAGTTTAATGGGTACAAGTGTAAAGCCTAAATATGAATTATACAATATAACGATGCCACAATATGTAGAGGTTAGTTATCAATGTATGGCTTGGACATCATATACCGAACATTTGAATAAGGTAATAGAACAATTACAATTTGCAGGAAGTTTTTGGGGAGATAAAGATAAGTTTAAATTTAAAGTAAGTTTGTCCGATTTTGAAGTTATAAATGAAGTAGGAGAAGGAACCGAAAGAATAAATAGAATTGAATTTTCATTGGCAGTTAAAGCATATTTACTTCCTGAAAAGTTTGATGGACAAAATACTATTAAAAAATCATTCTCTACTAAAAGAGTCGTAATGTCTACCGAAGTGGATGTAACCGGAAATGGTAGATTGGAGGGTTTATTAACAACACCATCGGCATATTATGATAACAAAGACTTAATTGATTTCTTATCTTTAAATAATAGTAAAATCGTAGATGGTGGAATTAATATAGCAACATTCACAGGAGTAAAATTAATACAAGCACCTGCACAATTAGAATCAGTAATTACCGCGGGTCTAACATATGATGGAAAATCTTATGATATTAAAGTTTATATAAATGGTGTTAGGTATTATCAAACGACGCATTTTACAATAACATCATATACAAATAATACATTAACATTAGCATTGTCTCCTGGATTTTCAGTAGATACTGGTGACGAAATTACAATAACTGGTAAATTTATCGATTTAGTATAATGAAAAGAAGTTTATTAGATATAACTCAAAAATTGTTTAGAAAACCTGGTAATGCAATTTTAACTCCAAAAGATTTAACAAATTCTACTTATTGGATTTATGAAGCAAAGGGTTGGAAATTTGTAGATATATTAAGAGAAATTGAATATAGAACTACACAAGATAGATTAAAAATTTATATTAATACACAAAGTATAAGTGCAAAAGATTATGAAGTTGAAGAAGGTACAAGTGGTTTATTAATTAAATTTATAAAAGATAATTTTAATGGGTTTGTTTTGGATGCTGATGATTATATTCAAATAGAAGGAGATATAGAACAATATGCTTAATAGATTTAATTCAAATAGTAGAAAACTTAATAAAGTTGTTCCAAAGGTTAATATTAATAATCTTACTAATAATGATTTGACCGGAAGTTTACAAAATATTCAAATTCCAACTAATACCAAATTTGAATCCAAAACCCGTTCCAATCCAAATCCAATAAAATTAGTAAATAACAAAACAAAAATATCAGAGTTTTATCAAGAGATATTAGAAAATAGTGCAAGATATAATCAAAGAGTAATTGATGAATTTGACAACAATACAAATACATTAACAATATATAGTGCCAGTTTGGATTACGGAACCGAAGGAGCATCACCAAATAATTTTGAAGTATTGGTGTTTGGTTTACATATTCCAGGAAATTATAAAATTGAAGAAGTTGGAAATAATGTAGTAATAACTTTAAGTGAATATTATATAGATTATGATAATGTAACTATAAATGATATTTATGTTATGGGAAAATTAAAATAAAAAAATATAAACAATATGGGAATATATTTTTCAAATGGATTTAGTATAACACCAAATCCATATATGTTGGTTACAAATGGGTTATTACTTCAATTGGACGCAAATAATTTAACAAGTTATCCTGGTAGTGGAACAACTGTTTATGATTTAACTAATTCATATAACCATACATTGATTGGTGCCACATTTACTACATTGAATGGAATAAAATGTTTTGATTGCACAACCGGAAATAATAGAGTTGATGTAAACGGAACAGGTCCAACTTTACCAACAACGGGATATACCTATATTACTTGGGCAAGATTGATAAATAATAATTCAGGATTTAGAACATTACTTTACACAAAAGGTACTTATAAAATAACACCAATTACTATTCCTAATGGAACAAGTACATTAGGATATTGGGCAACAGCATTCGTAAGTTCAGGATATGATGTTTCATCTTCGGCTGGTGTTTGGGTTCAATATACAGTAGTTGGGGATAATTCATCTCAAACATTCTACATAAATGGTTCACAAGTGGGAAGTACAATCAATGAGGGTTCAGGTGGAAACACACATTGGGGAGTTGGTAATAATGATACCGCCGGTCAACCTTTTGGACATGTTGCAAATCTTTATTTGTATAATAGAAAATTATCAATTGAGGAAATAACACAAAATTATAATGCAATAAAACCGACTTACGGATTATAAGAATAAAAGATATTTATAGGATATGGCAAACTTAATAAGATTAAAACAAATAGAGAGTGGTTCTGCACTACAAACATCTGCACAAATCGGAATAGATATAAGTGGTTCGGTTATCGGTATTGTTAGTTCATCATTAAGTGGAGCTTTATCTGTACTTGCAACCGATGTAGAAGTTGCGGCAATAAGTGCATCAATAGCTGCAAGTATTGGTATAGTTGCAACTGGGGTAGGACTTGTAACAACTGCATCTTTCCATGCTTACACTGCATCTTTAGGAGATACATTTGCAACAGACTTGGAGGTTTATCAAACAGCATCTGCTATTATTGACCAGGGTGAGTTTTAATAATAAAAACTCATATTTATAAACAATATTACGAATACATAGATGGCTCAATTAATACAACATAAAAGAGGTAGGTTAGAAAGGTTATCCACAATTACGGGTTCTTTACAAAAAGGAGAAATATTAATTGTAACCGGTTCGTCAAATATTACATCTTCAAACGGCTCATCTATTTTATTTGCAGCAACTGAAAGTGGTTCGGTTCAAGCTACCAATAGATTTATAATAGGTAGTTCGGCACCAAATGTATTTCCGGCATCTACTTATGGTGGTTTAGTAAATGGAGTTCCTTATTACGATAGTGGTAGTGGAACTTTATATTTGTTAGGTGGTGATGGTAATACTGCAATCAACCTAACAGGTAACATTAGTACATTTAGTGCTTCGGTTGCAACATCATTTTCAGCAAGTAATGCAAGTATAGCAAGTATAACTGGAGATTTCAGTTCGTCAGTAGCAACATCATTTAGTGCAAGTAATGCAAATTTAAATACTTTAAGTTCTTCAATTTCACAATCGATTGTTGACATAGTAAGTGCATCATTAAGTAGTTCATTATCGGTTATAGCAACGGATATAGAAGTTGCAATCGTTAGTGCATCATTATCATCGTCACAAGCTTTAATATCATCTTCAATTAGTACATCAATTGCAGAAACTTTAAGTGGAAGTGTGGCATCGATTACAAGTTTAAGTTCATCAGTATCAGCTTCATTAGCAAGTTTAAGTGCAAGTAGTGGCTTCATTAACTATGTAACAAATAGTGTTCAAAACCTAACAGGAATAGAAGTTGCAGATTATAGTTCGGATGTTGCAGTGACATTTGTAAACGGAACATTGAAATTTATTTTTGGAACACCATTAGCACCAACATCGGTAGCAGCATCCACAAGCGGATTTGAAACTAATAGATTTAATAATGTAACGGACGCATATTCAGTTAATGGAACTTGGAGTAATCAAGGATATACATTAGTAAGTGCATCTTTATACGAAGGTTCAACTCTATTAACACAGGTTGGTAGTGGAACATCATTAACATATAGTACGACAACATCAGGTTCTCACACATATAGATTAGAATATACGGCAAGTTCTCCATTAGATGGTAGTTTATATAAAACATCAACTACTACAACGGGAACAGTATCTAAAACAAATCCTGTAGCACCTACATTAACTCCAACCGCAACAATTCAATTGGGAGTTTCTTCAAATCAAATTGAACAAGGTGCAACCGGTAGTATTTCATTTACATCATCATCGGCAAATCCATCTAATAATTGGAATTTGACAAGTGTGACAACAAATGTGGCATCACCTTATTATGTAACAGGTTCTGCAACCGGTTCTACTTCAATTAGTATAACTGCAACTGCAAACTACGCATCTCCAACGGGTGAGAATATTCCTGACTTAACAACAACATCAACTGCAACTACTACTTATACAAAGATTAGAAGTTTAAGATATGGTGCAAGTGCAGCAACATCGTTTACTGCCGGAGAATTAGAAAACATTGGTGCTTGGGATACTACATTAGGTGGAACGATAGGAACAATTGCAAAAGGAACAACAACGGCAAGTGGACAAAGTGTAACAATAAGTTGGACTGGTGACAAATATCATTATATAGTATTCAATAGTTCTCTATCAAACTTAACAAGTATTACGACAAGTGGATTTGGAGTATTAGGACAATTTACATTAAGTATGGTTGGTAGTTATAAAGTTTACAAATCGAATACACTACAAGCAGGAGGAGCAGGAAGTAGTATAACATATATATTAACATAAATAGAACGATAAGAAATGGCAATTATATTACCTGGTGGGTTTAACATAACGAACAATGAGCCTGTTGATGCTAGATTTAGTTTAGCTAATCAGTCAGCTCGTTATGCTTTATCTGCTGCTAATATTTACAAAGGATTGGTTGTATTTCAACAAGACGATTCTACAATGTTTGTATTAACTGATACTGCAAATGTAGGAAACTCAAATGGTTGGACACAGATTCAAATTGGTACAATAACATCAAATTTGCCATCGGGTGTAATATCATCATCACAACAAGTGATTGATATATTTAATGCAAATTTTACCGCAGGTTCTACAATGGCATCAACGGTAGATACTACATTCGCAACCGATAATGAGTTATTCGTTACATCTTCGAATTTGGACGCAGGAGAGTTTTAATAGTTACATAAGACATTAAAAATAAAAATATATAGAATTAAATCAAAATTCTTACATTGTTTGTATAAAATTGAATATTTATATCGGAATACTAACATAAAGTAAAGAGAATAACCCCAAAAAAATATGGCACAAATCATTAAAAACAGACGTGGTTCGTTAGAACGTATATCGGCAGTAAGCTCATCTTTCCAAAAAGGTGAATTAATAATAACCTCAGGTTCGTCCAATTTAACGACAACCAATGGTTCATCTATTTTGTTTGCAGCAACCGAAAGTGGTTCAGTTCAGGCAGTTAATAGATTCTTATTAGGCACTAACGCACCAAATATATTTAGTTCATCCATCTATAATGGTTTAGTTCAAGGTGTTCCTTACTACGCAAGTGGTAGTTCAACTTTATATTTACTTGGTTCTGACAAAAATGATATCCCAGATTTAACGGGTAACATTAGTAACTTTAGTTCATCAGTTGCGGTTTCATTAAACGCATTATCACAATCAATTGGTAGTGGTACAATTGGTAACTCAGTAAGTTTATTAAATACATTTAGTGGTTCTACTTTAAGTAGACTAACTAATTTAGAAAGCACATCAGCAAGTGTAAATACTTCAGTTGAAGCTTTAAATACTTCATCAGCATCTCAACAAGTTAGTATTGATGCATTGAATGTTACATCTGCAAGTGTAAATACATTTACAGCATCTGCAGCTGGAAGATTGACAAACTTAGAATCAACTTCTGCAAGTGTAAATACTTCAATTACAGAGTTAAACTCATATTCATCTTCATTAAGAACTGCATTCACTGCAAGTGGTGTTAATGTAACATTTAGTGGTGATGTAACTATTCCTGGTAACTTTACAGTTAGAGGTACTCAAACTATTGTAGATTCTACAACTGTTCAATTGGGTGATAATATTATTGAATTAAACGGAAGTGCAGCTGCTAATGGTGGATTGTATGTAAAAGATGTAACCAATCCAAACACCGCAACAGGTTCAATAATTTGGGATTCTACAAATGACTACTGGAAAGCAGGAGCTAAAGATGCTGAATCAAAAGTATTATTAGCAGGTGGAGATAGTGTAGTAAGTGGTTCATCTCAAATTACCATTTCATCAACAACAGGGTTTGATACATATAGTGGTTCAGTATCGGCATCATTCGCAGAAGTAATTGCAAATGTAGGTTCCGGTGTTGGAGTTTCTATAACAAACTTAAACTCATTCACTTCTTCTACTTTAGGTAGATTATCAAATATTGAAAGTACATCTGAAAGTGTAAATAGCAGATTATCAAATATCGAATTAACTTCTGCAAGTTTATTAATTGAAACGGCTAATTTAGAATTATTTAGTGGTTCTGCATTAGGTAGATTAACAAATTTAGAAACTACTTCTGCAAGTGTAAATACTTCAGTAGCAGCTTTAAACACATCATCCGCTTCTCAACAAACTCAATTAGACACTTTAAGTTCTAAAACAGGTTCATACGCAACTACTGGTTCAAATACATTCTACGGAACTCAAACTATAAGTGCTTCATTTAATGTAAGTGGTTCATCTAACTTTGGTGGAGCAGTAGCAGTTGATAACTCAAATATGAATTTGGGTAATAGTTCATCATTAAACTTAACAGGTGGTTCTTCAATCTTTGTTAATGCTAGTGGTGTAATTAGTGGTTCTATTGTTGGTATTGGTAATGTAACCGCATTCAGTACATCAGTTGATGCAAGATTAACTGCATTATCGGTTGATAGTGGTTCTCAAGCTTCTAGATTATCAAATTTAGAAACCAAATCATCAAGTGTTGATACATCAATTGCAGCTTTAAATTCATATACAAGTTCAAATACATCAACAACCGCATTAAATAACTTTACTGCATCTGCAGAAGGAAGATTGACAAATTTAGAAAGTACATCTGCAAGTGTAAATGTTTCGGTTTCTAATTTAAACACAACAACTGCAAGTTTATTAATTGAAACGGCTAATTTAGAATTATTTAGTGGTTCTGCATTAGGTAGATTAACAAATTTAGAAACTACTTCTGCAAGTGTAAATACTTCAATAACTGCATTAAATAGTTCATCTGCATCTCAACAAACAAGTATAGATGCATTGAATAGTTACACAAGTTCAAATACTTCAACTACTGCTTTAAACGCATTTACGGCATCTGCAGATGGTAGATTGACTAACTTAGAAACAACAACTGCAAGTTTAAATACTTCAGTATTTAATCTTAATAGTTTTTCAGCAAGTACAATTGCAAGTTTAGGTGAATTACAAACTAAATCTGCAAGTGTTGATATTTCAATTTCTAATATAAATTCATTTAGTTCTTCTACATTAGGTAGACTAACTAATTTAGAAAGTACATCAGCAAGTGTAAATACTTCAATAAGTAATATAAATGGTACAACTGCAAGTTTAAATACTTCGGTAGCAGCATTAAACACATATTCATCATCACTAAAATCAGCATTTGAATTAACTGGTTCTAATGTTGTAGTATTAGGTGATTTGACCGTAAAAGGTACAACAACATCGGTAGAATCAAATACAATTCAATTAGGTGATAACATCATCGAATTAAATGGTACGGGAGCTGCAAATGGTGGTTTATTAGTTAAAGACCCAACTGCACCTAATACGGTAAGTGGTTCTTTACTTTGGGACTCTACAAACGACTATTGGAAGGCAGGAGCAGCAGGAGCTGAAAGTAAATTATTAAGAGCAGGTGGTGATAATGTTGTTACAGAATCTGCACAAATACTTTTCACAGGAATAAGTGGATATGATACATATAGTGGTTCAGTAGCAACTTCATTTAGTTCAAGTAATGCAAGTATAACTTCATTATCTGCGAGTGTAGCAAGTGTAACGGGAGACTTTAGTTCATCAGTAGCAACATCGTTTAGTGCAAGTGCAGCATCTCAATTATCATTGAGTTCTTCATTCGCATCGTCTCAAGCTACACAAGATACTAGATTGGGTTTATTAGAAACATCAACTGGAAGTTTAAATTCGTTTACTTCTTCGATTGACACTACTATTAAAACTAAGTTAAACGCTGAAACTGTTGTAAGTGGTTCATCTCAAATTACCATATCATCGACAACCGGATATACAGATTTCAGTAGTTCAATTGCAACATCAATAAGTGCATCAGTAGCAGGAGCAACTTGGGATAACTTAGTTGGAAAACCAGCTGGAATTGTAAGTGGTTCAGTACAAGTTGACATAACGGCAACTACCGGATTTAGTACATTTAGTTCATCAATTGAAACAAGAATTTCATTAATAGACGGAGGAACATATTAATAACAAACAGAAAGAATAAATAAAAATATATTATGGCATTACCTAATCAACCAACTTCATCGATTTTATTAAAACGTTCAGGTGTCGCAGGTTCAGTACCTACAACCACATCGTTAAAAGTAGGTGAAATAGCATTAAATACCTATGATGGTAAAGCATTTTTACACAAATCAGGTTCAACTGATGAGGTAGTAGAAATCGTAGTTGCCGGAGCAAATGTAACCGGTTCAATTAGTTTGACTGGAGCAGTAACTGCATCGGCATTCAGAGGAGATGGTACATACTTAACAGGTGTTACCGCATCAATGAGACCTGATGACTTTGATTTCAACTCTGACCCGTTTGCAGGAACAATTGGATACATACAAGGTAGTGGTTCTCTTTATAAAGTAGCAACTACAAGTGGTTCAATTGATTTTAGATATAACGATGTAACAATTGCAACTATCACATCTGCACAAGGATTTAGTGGTTCTCTTTATGGAATCGGTGATGTATTAGCATTTAGTGGTTCAGTAGCAACAAGATTATTCAACTTAGAAATATCAGCATCATTCGGTCCAGATGCAGGAGAACTTTAAAATTAAATAAAATTATAATAGAAACCCCTCATAGTAGGGGTTTTTTATTTTATAATATATTTATGTTCGTAGTATATACTACATTTTTGTTAGATAACTTTAAAGGATTAGACATATGTCATCAATTGTTCAACTCAAACGTTCTGCGTTAACGGGTAAGGTACCTGGTACGGGTTCACTTAATTTAGGAGAATTAGCATTAAATACTTACGATGGTAAGATATTTTTCAGACGTTCAGGTTCGACAGACACAATCCAAGAAGTAGTAACAACAAATGTAGTAAACACAGGTTCCATAACCATTACAGGAACATTGACGGCAGAGTCCATTGTGGGTTCAATATCGGCATCTAATGGTGTGGTGAGTGGTTCATCTCAAGTAATTGGAATACTCTCCTCATTGAACTCTCACACATCTTCAATTAACAATTGGAGTAGTTCATTAGCAACCACAGGTTCAAATCAATTCAAAGCAGACCAAAATATTACTGGTTCTTTAAGAGCAAGTGGAACGGGCTCATTTGGTTCACTAAAAGTAAATGATACACTTACTATTAATCATGGTGAAGCAATAATTAGTGGTTCTGCATTAGTAACAAACGACCTAATTATATTAGGAGCAGTTAATGCAAGACAATTCAATATTTCAATTATATCTTCATCTGTCCTTTTTGAAAGTGGCAGTTCTAAATTCGGTAATACATCAGACGATATACATAGTTTTACAGGTTCGGTAGAAGTAAGTGGTAGTGTAACTGCAACATCCTTTGTAGGAAATGGTAGTGGTTTAACGGGGTTGGTAGTAGATTTAGGAAGTGCACAATTAAATGATGTGGATGGAAATAATATACCAGCACGTTCATTTGCAGAATTGTTTGTAGCATGTGCAGTTGCAGAAATTGTAGATTTGGATTTTGGAATATAATGATATTTATAATAAACATAACAGAATTAAATGGCAACATTAATATTAAATAATACAACAAGTCCAGTAACTACGGCAGGCCAATTAGAGTTTAATACTACTAAAAATACATTAGTTGTTGGAAATGGTGCAGCAGAAGTTAGTATGGCCACAACTGGTTCTAATACATTTGTTGGAAACCAAATAATAACAGGTTCAATTCAATTAACGGGTACAATAACTGCAAATGAATTTTATGTAACATATGTAACCGCATCTGCAGCATTTTCATCTGGGTCTACAAAATTTGGAAATGATAGTTTAGATATACATCAATTTACTGGAAGTGTCGGAATATTGGGTTCAGTTACATTACCAACAGTTGCAGGTACAGTTGCAACATCAGGAGAAAATAGAATATTAGTTACCGATAATAGTGGTAATATAAAATATAGAACTGATTTGTCATTGACGGGCCCACAAGGAACAACGGGAACACAAGGTACGCAAGGTTCAACCGGAACACAAGGTTCAACCGGAGCACAAGGTTCAACCGGAGCACAAGGTTCAACTGGAGCACAAGGAACAACGGGAGCACAAGGTACACAAGGAGTTCAGGGTGAAACTGGAACACAAGGTTCAACGGGAGCACAAGGTTCAACTGGAACACAAGGTATTCAAGGTACACAAGGAGTTCAGGGTGAAACTGGAACACAAGGTTCAACGGGAGCACAAGGTTCAACTGGAACACAAGGAGTACAAGGTACACAGGGAGTTCAAGGTGAAACTGGAACACAAGGTTCAACGGGAGTACAAGGTATTCAAGGTACAATTGGAATAAGTGATAGATTTGCATCAATTGATAATTCTACAACTGAGACAATTGGTGTAGGTTCAAAAACATTTACAATAACAACCGGATTATCTTGGTCATCAGGACAACAAACAATTATAGGAGTAACCGGTGATGGTAGTAAATATATGACTGCTACAGTTACATCATATAATAGTGGTACTGGACAATTTGTAGTAAATGTAACATCGGTAGTTGGTAGTGGAACTTTTTCAAACTGGCAAATAAATACAGCAGGAGCTACCGGTGCAGCTGGAGTACAAGGTGCACAAGGTTCAACGGGAACACAAGGAGTACAAGGTACACAGGGAGTTCAAGGTGAAACTGGAGCACAAGGTACAACGGGAGCAAATGGTTCACAGGGTGCACAAGGAACAAACGGAGCTGCTGGTACATCTATTACATATAAAGGTGTTTATAATGGTAGTACATATTATTATTTAAGAGATGTCGTAACATATACAATAGGTGGTATAACTTCAACTTATATATTTAAGGCGGCCGAAGGAGGTGGATATGTACCAACAAATACACAATATTGGGATTTAGTAGCAAATGGTGGTACACAAGGAACAACTGGAGCACAAGGAACAACTGGAGCACAAGGTGAAACCGGAGCACAAGGAACAACTGGAGCACAAGGTGAAACCGGAGCACAAGGTTCAACTGGAGCACAAGGTGAAACCGGAACACAAGGAACAACTGGAGCACAAGGTGAAACCGGAACACAAGGAACAACTGGAGCACAAGGAACAACTGGAGCACAAGGTACTGCAGGAACAATTGCAGATTTACCAATTGGAGTAGTAAGTGGTTCATCACAAATAACTTATGCAAATATTTCTTCAATACCATCAGGTATTATAAGTTCATCGGCACAATTGGAAAATGCAAATATAACTAATTTAACTATTACAAATTTAACAACAGTAAACCAAACGGCATCTGTTTTATTTAGTAGTGGTTCAAATAAATTTGGTGATTTTGGAAACGACACACATTCATTTACAGGTTCAGTTCAAATAAGTGGTAGTTTATCTGTAATAGTTGCACAAGGTACAACTGAAACGGATATATTAGTAGCAGATGTAAATGGTAATGTAAAGAAAAGAAGTGATATAAGTTTAACAGGAGCACAAGGCACAACGGGAGCACAAGGCACAACGGGTTCACAAGGAACAACTGGAGCACAAGGAACAACTGGTACACAAGGAACAA